GGAATGAAACTAATCATTCCTAAAGAACTTCAGTTTATTGCTGAGCGAGTTTTAAACTCAAACTTACGACCCGGAACTGCGGATAATGATATTAACGCAGTGAAGTCTATGGGTATGCTGCCTGATGGAGCGGTGGTTAACCACTTCTTGACAGATACCGATGCGTATTTCATTAAAACTGATGCGCCTAACGGCTTCAAAATGTTCCAAAGAACCCCCATTCGCACTGCGATGGAAGGGGACTTTGATACCGGCAACATGCGGTTTAAAGCCCGCGAAAGATATTCTTTCGGGGTTTCTGACTGGCGTGGAGTGTTCGGTACACCCGGAGCGTAGCGAAAGCATAGGGGGCAACGTTGTTGCCCCTTTGTTTTTTAGGTATAGTTAGACTTTATTCTGGGAATAAATAGTTCTGGCGACTGTCCCAGCAGACACTTACGAAGACGCTAGAGCAAACCCTTTCGTAAGGAGGTACTAAAGTGGCACAGTCAACCTTTTCTGGCCCAGTCCGATCTCTTGCAGGTTTCATTAGTGCTGGTTCATCCAGCGTAGTTAGTTTAACCGCTGACACTTCTTTAACCGTAGCAGCTCACGCAGGAAAACTATTGTTATGTAACGACGCAGATGGCAAATTTACCCTGCCTTCTATTGTTACTACTACACCGGGAGATTCTACAGATCCCAATCAAACCAATAACTTGGGTGCAACTTTTACTTTTTTGGTAATTACTGCAGCTACAGATATGGATATTTTAACTGACGGCACAGACAAATTTGTCGGCGGCCTTTATTTAGGCAAAAGCGATGCAGCAGGAAAGACTTTCTTTTCTGGGTCATCCAACGACGTTATTACAATGAACGGCAGCACTAAAGGTGGAATTGCTGGAACCGTGGTCACAGCGTATGCAGCGGCCAGTGCTAAATACGTTGTTTCAGGAACTGTTCTTGCTTCCGGCACGGTTGTCACTCCATTTGCTGACGCATAAAGGAGGTAATTTATGGCAGGATCAGATGTTAAAGCTGTTTTTATTACGGCTGACACGCAAGCCTTAGATGCCGATGG